GGATCTGGAGGTGTGGGTCTCCCCGGTCCCGCGGGACCTCCAGGTCCAGCCGGACCCCGAGGTCCTCAGGGTCCCCCGGGTGCCAGTGCTGCTCCGGTCGCTAAGAAGCCTGTGGCCAAACCCGCGGCCAAACCTGCAGCCAAGAAGGTTGTTAAGAAATCCGACGAATAATTTTAGAAATAATAGTAAATGATAACGGTGACCGCAAAAGTTGTGGTTCCAAAATGTTCAATCGATTCCAATGATAAAAAACGTGTATTCATAGTTCATAACCCCATGGTAGAACCGATGAAGTTATCAACATTGTCACAACGTATATCTAAATACAAAAGAACACAAATAAAGGATAAAAAAATCGCAGAGTGTAAGGCGAAAACGTGCGGAGCCTCGCTTAAATTTGCACGAGAAGCACTCGAAGTGCTGGAAGATTTATACGGTGATTTAGCCTTCGAGGAGCTGTAATGCTTCAATTTGAAACTTATCGCACGGAGCGTTTACAAACATCGGAACCCAATCAATCTCCTTAATTATAGCTTCATCTTGAGCGACCGTTTCGTACATTTTATCGTGAAATCTTTTATTGACGATAGGATTGTTCATTAAGGGTGTTTTTGGGTACATCATACACCACGACATTTTAGTGTGAGTGTCATCTATAGGGGAAAGAGTACTAAACGTGATAAATTCATATTTGCCGGCCAATTTGATACGTACGATCGATGTAGCTGGAGCAACAAATCTACTGTGAACGGGTGCACCATCTTTAGGCTGCATATGTTCAGTGAATGTAGACGAGGCTTTAGGTTGAACGACTGCGTGACAATCAACGTAATCATCGATTGTTTCAATTTTAAGATTCTTAACTATTCCATTGTCTTCGTCGGCAAAGTTATGGACGTAATTTATATGTGAAATATCAGTCGCGTTTAAAATCCAGTCGTAAATATTACCCTCTAGGTTTTTAGACCCGTAAACTTGAACCCATTTGGGATCGGACAGTTCTTTACAATATCGAGTTGGGAGAGGTTGATTTTTCTTTGCAGTCCAAATAAAACCACCATCTTCTACGACGGGTTTAGAACCAATATTTCCACCTACAGGGATATTAGGTGTGGATGGTACTTTAACGAGTTTTCCATCTGCGTCATATTCCCAACCGTGGTATGGGCATTGAACATGATCACCCTTTATTTTACCCTTGCATAAGTTGGCACCTCTATGTGGACATTGTGCCTCTAGCATAGAAACTTTACCCGATTCACCACGGAACAATACATGTTTTTTCCCACCGATACGAATGCTCTCCATACAGAGACCTTCTGAAATTCCTATACCATACAGCATTTATATACTAAGAACTATTCTTTTAAATCACCGTAAATTTCCAAAATATCTTTAACTACTAAACTTCTTTCTATATCCGCGTGTTCAAATGTAATACATTCTATGTGTTTGTGACGTTTATCTTTTATCTTTTCGTATATATCTTTTAGACCGTTATCATCATACTTACGGTCGTGTTGATTAAGGTCCCCTGTAATGACCATCTTACTTTCGTCACCCATACGCGTGAGTAACATTTTCATCTGATTCGGGGTACTATTCTGCATTTCATCGGCTATGATGAAGGCACTTTTAAAGGTTCTTCCTCTCATGAATGCAAGGGGGCAAATTTCTATTACTTTTTCTTTAATCATCGAAGCTATTTGAGTTTGTGTGTAAAATTCGCCGAATATGTCCATGATGGGTCGCGTCCATGGATCCATTTTCTCTTCGAGTGTTCCAGGCAAATAGCCAATATCTTCTTCTACAGAAACTGCTGGACGAGTTAGGATGATTTTACTAAAGGATTCATCGTTTAATCCTTGTATAGCCGCATAACAGGCTAACATAGTTTTACCCGTACCAGCTGGCCCTATCGCAAACACCATAGGTTTCATACCGTATAAAACGCGATTATAATCCCTCTGATGATCATTCTTCGGAACGGTCGTCGGAACATTTATTTCCATATCAAAGTCTTCTTCGTAAAACTCAGCTTCATATGAACATGGTGATAACTTTTCACGACGACCTTTCTTACCCATACTAAATACTCATATTTTTAAATGTACAAGATTTAAAGAATATAATCGCAATTTTAAAAATGAAAGTTGCGGTATTAGGTAGTAATGGTTTTATGGGAAGGTATTTTTTATCTGTACACGACGACTGGCATGGTATAACTCGACATGACGTTGATTTAATGAATCAAAACGAAGTTGAATTATTCCTTAAAAAATCTAATTTTGATGTAATAATTCATTGCGCAGTTTTAGGAGGTAGTATGTTAAAAGAAGAAACCGGTGACGTGACACATTCTAATATACTAATGTTTGAAAATGTCCGTAGAGTTTTTAAAGGAAAACTCATATACATTTCGAGCGGAGCATCTACACTCGGAAATCCACCCACAAAACCTTATGGTTTATCTAAGTGGATAATAGAGAAAAGAATAAGACAAATATCAGACGCGTATATATTGAGAGTTTTTGGGTGTTATGGTTCGGGTGATGGATCATCTGTTTACAGGGATAGATTTAAAAGTATTTGTAAGCATGACGGTCATATCACCATAGATAAGGATAAATACTTTGATATGATCGATGTTGAAGATGTAAGACGTGTAATACACGATTATGTTTGTAACATTCGATGTGAGAAGGAAATAGATCTTGTATACGAGAAAAAAATGTTATTATCCGAATGGGCTACGTTTTTCGGAGCAACATATGATATTGTGGATAATACATCTTTGGATACACCATACATATCTTACGGTGATAGAACACGATTATCTAATTAAATTTATATATGATGGAGTATTATTTTCCATAAATTCGCTAAATAACGCGTCTGTCAATTTGTCTGGTTTGTACGTTTTAATGTTTTCTAGTGTGCTAATTACTTTAATATCATCACCCGCCCAATGCGAGAACCCGTCATGGGAATAATCATCATCTCTACCAGATCCCACAAGCTTTACATTGACTTTTTCATTATTTACATATGTACGCAAAAGTTCAAATGGTCTAAATAACAAAAATGGTGTTATTGAATAACATATCGGAATATATCCATTTTGAGCTAAACCAACGGCCGTACCCACCATCAACATTTCGGATGATCCGACATTTATAGCTCTATCCGGATAATCATTACGTATATCATTTAGAACACCATATCCAAGATCGGCGGTTATTAAAAATACATTTGGGTGTGCAGACATATATTCATGTAATCTTTTTGCAAATTCTCTACGCATTGTATGTAGATAACATCTCTTCTTTATCTTCATTAGAAAGAACGTGATAATGTGCTTGAAGTCCTTTTAAGAATTTAAAATTAGGATTTTTTGTGAACCATATATTTGTTCGCCAGTTAAACGCTTTTAGTCGGAGCCATAAATAAAATCTGTTAACATGATCGTACGCCGAATAACCATTTATGTTTACGTGAACTTTACAATTTTTTACATTTGCTTTATAAATATAAGTTAGCGCTTCCCAAACAGAACCTTCGGCGCATTCCCCGTCGGATATAATTACGTGAACGTTTCGTTTTCTGTCAGCTAAAGCGTGACCAACGGCTATTAGTATCCCACAACCGAGAGATCCAGTTGATACTTGAATATTGTTATCTATATCTCTACTGGGGTGAACCCCATGTTTTAGGTATAATTCGTTAGCATCTTTTCCTTCATATACTTCCAATGCCGCGTATAAAGCTATACCTGCGTGCCCAGAACTTAATATTACCACGTCGTTACTAGATTTATTTTCAAAAATATTTCTAATAATAGGAACAGTTGTTATACAACTCCCCACATGCCCTATTTTATTTTTATGTACTACATCTAACACGGTATTTAAAAGTTTTTGTGTGTTGTTCATTACATATGAATGTACCACATTCTTTATATATATAAAGATACGATAAGTATTTAATATATGAAAATTACATATACAATACAAGTTTGTAACGAATCACGAGAGTTATTTTCTCTTTTAAATTTTTTAGTACATGTTATAGATAACGAGGATAATATACACGTTGTGATAGATAATGTTAATAAAACTGATAAGGTCCAAAAGGTTGTAGATTGTTTTCAAGATAAAATAAATGTATTCGAAAGACCGTTTGATAATTTTTATGACAATGCAACTTATCATAGTAATATTTCTACTGGCGACTATACATTCTTGATAGATGCTGATGAAATGCCTCAAGAAATGCTTATTAAAAACATAAAAAAAGTATTAGAAACAACTGACGCCGAAATCGTATGGATTCCTAGAATAAATATTCACCCCGGTGCTACACAGGAATTTATAGAAATGTCTAATTATAAAATGAACGATAATGGGTGGATAAATTGGCCAGATTTCCAGTCTCGTATATACAAAAATTGTGATAATGTACAATGGACAAAAGAAACGCATATTAAATTAACGGGTTCTTCAAAATGTATTTATTTAAATCCTCTCCCAGCATTGGCGTTATGGCATATTAAATCCATAGAAAAACAACTAGGACGTTGGAAGAATGATAATGTAATTACACCTACAGAGGGAAACTTATATTACGAATTGATGTAATTAAAGGATACATATAATAGTCGTATAATGGTAACTTTTGGGCATGTTAAAAGGATAAAAACTTCTATAAATTCTATATTTTATTCAGTGATAGAATATAAAGGTGATATTTTAGGTTTTGGAAGACGACATTATGGCCCAGAAGATACCGTGATCAAGGTCGTAAAAATGAACAAAACTTTTGATATAATTGATGACAATGTTATGTTATTACGTGGAGAAGATCCGAGATGTTTCATTTATCGAGACAAATTATATGTATTAAACAATTTATGTAATAGAATGACTTTAATTGATTATGAAAATAAAAGTTCTATACGTATACCCGCTAATGGTAAAAACGTAACTTTTATACCATATGGCAATAAATTGTACTACATACACTACATGAAACCTTTAAAGTTATTCGAACTTAATATGGACGAAGGGTTTATTAGACATGTAGAGGTTTTAGATGATTCGGAAAAAACAGATGGTGAAGAGCCTTTGTATAGAGGTGGTACACCGGGGTATAAATTGAATGAGGATGAGTTTTATGGTTATGGACATAAAACATATAAAGTGGGTAACACGCTAAAACATGATATTTACAAATGGGTGATAAATTTTAAAGAGGAAAAACCCGTGATCACTATCGAAGATTTGGAACAACCTATAAACTCAAAAAACATATGTGATCCGACGAGCGTGATAGAAATAGATGGTAAAAAATATTTAGTGACAGCCGAATCTGACAAACCGTGGTTTTGTACACAAGATTATGTGACAAATGTGTATGAGATTGATGGTGTAAATAAGGGAAGTGATATGATATACGGGCAAGTTGAAGGGAGATTTTTTCTAGAACAGGATTTGGGTATAGTAGGAGATAATAAACCATCAACTTTCACACTCTCTGAACTGATAGAAACGTTTCCGCAATGGAAACAGATAACTGAAACTCTTCGAAAAGATTATAACACAGTTAACTTATGTACAATGTTTGAAACGGACGATGTTCATCCGTATATAATTTCACAAATGAAATTATTTGATACAGTTTTTGTTCCTTACCCTTTTTTGAGAGATATATTAATACGTAATGGTGTTAATTGTGTTTCGTTAGATTGGTGGACATCGTCTTTTTTGAGATCTAAACCCCAAGTTAAACCAAAAATTATAGACAAAAATAGAATTATATTTTTATACAACGGAACCAATGATGTTCGTAAGAATGTTATTACTCTTACAAGGATATTTACGCGAGCACTTGATGGTACTGACCATACTCTTATAGTAAAAACGAATAAGAACGATAATTTGTGTATATCAAAAAATATTAAAGTGATAACTGATCGTTTATCTAATGAAAAATTGACCGTGTTATTTAATATGTCTGATTATTGCGTTACATGTACCAGAGGTGAAGGTGTGGGATTATTACATTTAGAATCAAAATATTTTAATAAACCTATCATAAGTCATAATAAAGGAGTCTTTGCTGATTTGGGTGTGGATATAATCACGTTACCTTCTACGACAACTAACATTGATTATACACACGTTCCAGAATTTTTGAAACAAGTGTTTTATGGTAAGTGGTGGGAAGTAGATGAAAATGAATCTGTACAAATCATAAAATCTTTATTACATAACCATACCGGCGACTAACTTCACCTTATTCACGTAATATACGTATCCACCTATAAGAACTGCTAGAGCTAGAAGAATATAGTTAAATGAGATTTTCTTGCGTTTCTTCTCTGTTTCTTCTATAATCCTCTCAGCCGTTTCTTTACTTGGGAGTTTATCGACACTCTGATGTAACATCTCTATCTTACCTATGAGAGCGTGTATAGCATCTAATATTTGAGCTTCCTTCGTTACAGGTTTTTCTTTATGATTTACCGTAGTCACTTCTAATACCATATACCAC